TTAAATTTAGGACCTACAAATAATATTAATGATGAAAGTAAATAAAAAAGGATTTAATGAAAAAAATATTGATATGAAAACAATAGATAAAAGACATATTGACAGAATTGAAGAAACAGAAACGCATTATGTAATTCATTATTTAAAAGATGAAGAAGATGAAGAAGATGAAGAAATGGTGGAAGAAATAATTGAAGAAGAAGAAGTTGCAAAGGGCGACCATGATGAAGATATGTATAGAACTTTAACTAAAAAAGAAGGTTTTGAAAGAAGAACTTTTACAACAACTGAAATGCGTTTAGATTCAAAAAATGATAGGCGTGTTGTTGGTTACGCATCAGTTTTTAATTCAATGTCAGAAAATCTTGGTGGATTTAGAGAGTTAATTTCTGAAAGAGCATTTGATGATGTTATGGAAGATTCTGTTGTTGCGTTAATAAATCACGATATGAATTATCCTTTAGCCAGAACAGACAACGGAACATTGAGTTTAAGCGTTGATTCAAAGGGTTTAAGATACTCTTTTGATGTTCCTGAAGGTTTATCATACGGAAATGATTTATTGATTAATTTAAAGGCAGGAAATATCTCACAATCATCATTTGGATTTATAGTTGAAGAAGATTCGTGGGAACGAAAAGATGGTGAACATATTAGAACAATTGAAAAAGTTGCAAGATTAATTGATGTTTCACCAGTAACAATACCTGCCTACCCTGAAGCATCTGCACAAGTTTCAACAGTAGCACAAAGAAATTTAAATTTACAAAAAGAAAAACACGAAAACCAAAAAGAAGAACAGGATTTACACAAGCGTAACCTGATGGAATTAAAGTTAAAAATAATTAAAAACAACAAAAAAAATGGATAGTTTAAAATTTAAACAAGAGAGAGCAACCATTATAGAAAATATGGAGGCTTTAGTTAGTCAGGCTAAAGAAGAAAAGCGTGATTTGACAGAAGAAGAAACAAACCAATTTGATGGATTTGATTCTGAAATTAAAGACCTTGACAAAAAAATTGAAAGGTCCGAAAGAATGGAAAAATTAAATGCAAGTATTGCTGCAAAATCTACAAGCACAGTTTCAAAAGAAACACCAAAAGAAATAAGAGATTATTCTTTTCAAGAAGCTATGAAACAAGCGTACACAGGAAGATTAGAAGGACTTGTGAAAGAAATGGACCAAGAAGCTAGAAATCAATCAAGGTACACAGGACAATCATTTAAAGGTATTGCAATTCCTTCATCAGTTTTAACAACTAGAGCTGCGGTTGCAACATCAGCAGGAAATGCAACTGAAGTAATGTCATGGACAGACCAATTAGAAAACAATTTAGTTCTTGCAAGTGCAGGTGCTAATTTTTATGGTGGTGTTAACGACATGAAATTTCCAGTATTTTCTAGTATTAATTCAGGATTCGTTGCTGAAACAGGTGGTTCTGCACCTGCTGCAAATGGTACTGCAAGTTCAATTACATTATCACCAAAGAAATTAATTTCTATTGTTAATGTATCTGCGGAAGCTATGGCACAAAATGCAGGTCTTGAAGCGGCTTTAAGAAGAAATATGGCGGCTAATATTGCATCTACTTTGGAAAGTGCATTATTACAATCTGGTTCTGATGTTTCAAATGGTCCTGAATCAATCTTTAGAGATGCTGCAACAGGTCCAGTTACTGCTTTTACTGCGGATGCTGCTGTTAGTATGGAACAAACATTAATTGCAAATGGTGTTCAATTACAAGGTGCAAGAATGGCTTATTTATTAGATTCTGATGCGTATGCTGCTGCTAAAGGTGCTGCACAAGTTTCAAATGTTTCAGCTTTATATGATAATACAGATAAAACTGTAAACTCATATTTTTCATTTGTTTCAGGAAATGTTGCATCTGATGGAACTGCTGACAAAGACCATGCGTTAATGGGCGATTTTTCAAAATGTCACATTGCACAGTTTGGTGGTTTAGATATTTTATTTGACCCATACACAAACGCAGGAACAGGAGAAGCAAGAATGGTGGTTACATCACTTGTTGATGGAAATGCGGTTCAAAATGATACTGCATTTGTTAAGTTAGTAGAAGCTGACTAATTAGTATTATTTTATTTGAATAAGGGGGAAGGGTTTTTGCCCTTCCTTTTTATTTTTAATTCAAAAAGAACAATGGCAAGATTAACCCAAACAACAACAGGTACAGAAATTTTAACAACTGCTGAAGCTAAAACACATTTAAGAGTTACGCATTCTGCTGAAGATACTTACATTGCAACATTAATAAAAGTTGCACAATATTATGCAGAAAAATATTGTGGTGGTTCATTTACTGAATCAACTTATGAAATGACAATGGAAGCGTGGAATGATGTGTTTGTTTCAAATGCAACTTTAGGAACAACATCTAATTTGTTAAAATCTTATACATATCCTGTTGGTGGTTATTATTCGCCATATACAGGTTTAGCACAAATTGTTTTGCCTAAAGCACCAGTAAGTTCAGTTAGCCATATAAAATATTATGATTCTGATAATTCTTTACAAACTTGGGCATCTTCAAATTACAATCTTGTAAAACCTGAAAATCAAAAAGGGTTTGTTGAATTAGCTGATGGGAAAGATTTTCCAAGTTTATATGCAAGGGCAGATGCAATTAAAATAACTTTTGTTAGTGGTTATGGTTCAAGTGCTTCAGATGTTCCAGAAACAATTAAACAAGCGGTTTTATTAATCATTGGTAATTTGTATGAAAAAAGGGAAGATACAGTAAAAAGAATGCCAACAACATCTGAATATTTATTAGAACCTTATAGAATTTTTGAATACTAATGAAAGAGGGTTTAGTAAAAGCAGGTGAATTAGATACTTATATAACTATCTATGAATTAACAAGAACGCAAGATTCCTATGGTGGTTATGCAAACAGTAGGTCAAGTTTAAAAAGTGTTTGGGCGAAAATAGTTCCACATAAAGGAACAGAAAAAGTTGAAGATGATACTGTAACAGGAACTTTAAAAGTTGCTTTTTTAGTTCGGTGGGATTCTGATTTACAATTAGATTCTGCAACTGTTTCACCACAAAGAAAATTCCAAGTTAATTATTTAAGTAAATACTGGGAATTAGACAGTACAGAATATAATGGAAGGGGAAAAGGAATAGTGTTTAATTGTTCATTTAAAGATGATGGAAGATTAGATTAATATGGCAAAATATACATCAAATAAATATGGCGGTGCAGGAATAGGGCGTTCAATTGATATTGAAGGTCTAGAAAAAGTAAAAAGAATAATGAAAGATAGTATTGATGATGCTAAAAAAAGAAGAACATTATTAAAGGCATTAAGATATGGTGCTGTTCCTGTACGAAAAGCCATGAAAACAGGAACACCAATTAAAACTGGAAACTTGAAAGCATCTATTGCTACAATAACAGGAAAATCAGGATTAGATGGAATTGGTCCAACATCAGTAACAGTTGGTGCAAAAGTTACAAAAAGAGGAGGTCGAAGAAGAAAAGGGCAAAAAAAATATATTAAAAATGATGGATATTATATTGGTTGGGTAGTGAGAGGACATAAAACAAGAGGTGGTGAAAAAACAGATGGAAACGATTTTATTACACCTGCATTTAATTCACAAAAAGATATTGCAACAAAAAGAATTGTTGACAAATTAGTTAGAGATGTTTTAGAAAAAAATTGGAAATGAGTTTATCAAAAGCTATATATAAAATACTATCTACTGAAACTGATTTGATTGCAGAAACATCAACTCGGATATTTCCTTCTGTGATTCCTCAAAATGTTGATTACCCTGCATTGATGTATGAAATAAATTCACAGGATCCGATTTATGTAAAAGATAGAAGGCATCAAAAAACAGAAGCACACATTGTTATTGGTGTTCATGGAAAAACATATGCTGATGTTCAAAATGTTTCAGATATTGTAATTGCAGCTTTAGAAAAATACAAAGATGCTACTGATTATGCAGCACCAGAAACAGGCATATCAGGAACACCAGATACTGGGGGGTGTTCTATTGTTGAAGGTTATTGGATTCAAGAAATATTTTTTGATAATAGCTTTGATTTGTTTGATGAAAAATTAAGAGTGTTTGAAAAGTATATTGAATTTGATGTTCGGTTTTTAAACAATCCTTCATCAATGGGTGCTTATGGTTGGTTTCCTGTTGACATAACAGGATTAATGAGTACAAGCGAAACTGCAAGTCCACCAACACCGCCAACAAGCAATTCAGATAAAGTGAGATTGTGGTATGATGGAAGTGGTGCAACAACATTAAATGTTTCATCAGGTGATTCATCAGCACCATATTATAATACAGGAGGATATTTAAAATTTCAAGAAGCTGATGGTTCTGGTGCAAGTATCAGTTCTGCATCATCTATTGAATTTACGAATGGTTGTACATTCTTTTTTGTATTTCAAGAAGATGTAACTGCATCAGATTTTTATTTGTATTTAACATCAGAAGGAAGTAGTGGAAATGAAAATCAAATTTATTTTAGAAGGGAAAGCACCGCTTCGCAAAGTTTTATATACATTAGATTAAATGGAACTCAAAAACTTTTAAAAGGTGGTATTTCTACTCCTGATTTTTCAAATAAATGTTATTTAGCTATTTCATGGGGAAATTCAAGTGATGAAACAGGTGAATGGGAATTAATCGACCCTAATGATTCCACATATTTTAACAAAAATTTTTACAATTCATATAGTCAATCAAGTGGTGGAAATTTTAAATTTCAAAATTTTGGAATTGGTGCAGATGGAACGGATAGTTCATTAAGATTATATGAAACTATAATATTCAATAAAAAATTAACTTTTGGCGGTGGTCAATATAACAGAATAAAAGATTATTTATTAAACAAACATAACTTATGAAAAAATATATAGTAACATTCATTCAAGACATACCAAACACCAATCGAAAAAAAGGTGATAAATATGGTCCTATAAACAAAGAAGGATATATAAATTATTTGAATTTAGGTTGGATTGAAGATGAACATGGATTAGCAAAAACGAAAAAAGAAAAACCAAAAAATAAACAAAAACCAAAAGTTGAAGAAATAAATTTAGAAGATTAATTAATTAATAAAAACAAAAAAAAATGGCAACAACAGGAATTTTTAATGGAACTAGTTTAGTTCTATCAATAGACACAGATGGAAATGGTGCCCCTACTTTACTAGGTGCTTCAACAAGTTGTTCTGTGAATTTTACACTTGATACTTTTGAAACAACTAACAAAGATTCAGGACACAAAAAAGCGTATTTACCTGCTGCAACAGGATTTACTATGGATTGTGAAGCGTTTTATACAACAGATGAAGCAAATGCCCCTGATGATATAATGACAGCTTTAAACAACAGAACAAAAGTAAATGTTGAATTTAATGAAGCATCAGACACAGCAGGAGATTATAAATATACAGGCGAAGCGTATATTACAAGTTGTTCGTTAAATGCACCAAATGAAGATGCTGCGACTTATTCAATAAGTTTACAGGGTACAGGAGCATTAACGATTGCTACAAATTAATAGTATTGTTTAGCTTTGTTTTTAATACTATATTGAACAAAAATTATATAGTATGGCAAAAGAATTAAATAAACTGGCTATTGGTGGCGAAATGCGACCTGTTCACTTTGGCTTTGCAACATTGTCTGATTGGTGTGATATGTGTAATATGACATTAAATGACATTAGCAGATTAGGTGCGGACATGCCTATTTCTACTGCAATATCAATGGTATATTGTGCTTTAAAACATGGTGCAAGAAAATCAAAAGTTGCATTTAATTATACAACTGATGATATTGCTGATTGGTTAGATGATGACCAAAATGCTTTAGTAGAAACAATGGAACTGTTTACCAAATCAATGAGCAAAGGCAAAGAGGAAAAAAAGGCGAAGGGGGCGAAATAGATGCCCCCCAAACCTTTGAATCCTTGTTAGAAATAGCGGTAGGACAACTTAATATGCACGAAGATGATTTTTGGGATATGACCCCAAAAGTTTTTCAATTAAAGTGTGATGGATTTTTCACATTAATAGACCAACAACAAAGGCAAGAATGGGAACGAATGAGATTCCAGACAGTTTGTTTAATTAATAGTCAAAGAAAACGAAGTGAACAAATTAGTTTACAAAAGTTAATAAGGTTTGATTGGGAGAAAAAAGAATCTCAAAAAAACGAAAGAGATAAAATTGATTATATAATTCACAAATCACAAAATAAAAAATGAGTTTAGCCAAACATGTATCTATATTTTTCAAAGCTGACACTAAAGGGTTTCAAAGTGGTCTAGACAAAATGACAAAAAGCATGACCAAATTTGGTCGGCAAACTCAAAGATTAGGTCAATCAATTACAAGAAATTTTAGTATTCCTTTTGCATTAGCAGGTGGTGCTGCGGTTAAAATGGTTGCAGATTTTGACACTTCCTTAACAAAAATGCGAACTTTGGTTGGTGTTAGTGAAGATCAAGTTAATAGTTTTAAAGAATCTATTTTAGAATTATCAGGAACAACTGCACAAGCACCAAAAGATTTAGCAGATGGTTTATTTTTCTTAACATCAGCAGGATTAAAAACTGAAAATGCAATGGAAACTTTAGAACAAGTTTCAAAGGGTGTTGCAATTGGATTAGGTGAGCAAACAGACCTTGCAAAAATCGCAGGTGCGGCACAAAACGCATACGGACAAGATGTATTGTCGGCATCTGATGCCTTAGATGTATTTGGAAAAATGGTAAAAACAGGTATGTTTGAATCATCTGAATTAGCAAAGGTACTTGGAAAAGAAGCAGGTTTTGCTGCTGCATTAGGAATTTCATTTGAAGAATTAGGTGCGTTTATTTCTACTTACACAAGAACAACAGGTGATGCAACTTCTGCAACAGTTGGTGTTTCTGGGGTGATGTTAGCATTTACCAAACAAACTAAAAAGGGTGAAGATGCTTTAGCAGGAATTAATATGACTTATGGGTCATTAAAACAAATGCTAGGTGAACAGGGATTGCAAAAAACTTTAATTCATTTAAAAACTGCATTTGCAGATAATGGAATTGAATTATCAGAATTTTTTGGTAAATCACAATCATTAAAAGGTGTTATTAATGTTCTTGGAAATCAAACTGGGGAATATATAAATATTCTTAATGATTTAAAAAAGTCAACAGGTTTTGTAAATGATGGATTTGAAATTGTAGAAAACACAGTTGGTTTTAAATTAAAAAAAGCATTTAATGAATTTAAGTTAGCCATGATGGATTTGGGCGTTGCATTATTACCAGTAGCGACTAAAGTAATAAAATTTGTAACAGACCTTTCGCAAAAATTTAGAGATTTAGGACCTGCTACACAAAAAACAATTGCAACATTAGCAGCAGGGTTTGCAGCATCAGGACCATTGATGATTGGTCTTGGATTAGTTTTAACCTCTATTGGAAAAATAGGAAAAGCGTTAAGAATTTTAGCAGCAAATCCGTATTTAGCCGCATTAGGTCTTGCAATTACAGGTGTTGTTTTGGTGGTTAAAGAATTAAATGATGCGTTTAAAGGAACAAAAAGTGAAACTGACAAAGTTAAAGATGGTGTAAATAAAACAGTTACAGAATTTGATGCTTTGGTTAGAGTAGCATCAGATGAAACTTTGGCTTTAGATACAAGGAAAAAAGCTATTGATAAATTAAATAAAAGTGTAAAAACTTTTAATGGTGGGTTAACTACACAAAATATAAATTTAAAAAAATCTAAAAAATTATTAGCTGCCGAAAGAGAACAATTAGTGGCTAATTTAATGGTTCGTGCATCTGAAAAAAAATTGCAGGAATTATTTGAAAGAAGGTTAGCGGCAGAAACAAAATTTAAAACTGAAGAAGGGGCACAAACTGGTGTACAAAAACTATTAAAAAAACTTCCTCTTATGAAAAGGAAGGCACTAGATAAATCATTTGAAGAAAAAAGAAAAAAGGGTTTAGCTCAAGAATTAGCTGCAATAGATAAAGAAACAAAAGCGGTTGAAGAATTGATGAAACAGTATTCATCTATGATTGATGTAACAAAAACCTATACTAAAGTTGTTGCAGATAAATTTGGAGATGGTGGAACTGGTGGTGGAACTGGTGGTGGAACTGGTGGTGATACTGGTGGCACAACCCCTATAAAACCCTCTAAACCTACTGGAAAAACAGAATTAGAAATAATACAGGAGATGTACCCTTTTCTTGACCCAGAAGCAATTAAAGCATCTTTAGGTCTTGTTGAAGAATTTTGGCAACAAAATAACCCTTCTGAATTTGTTTTTGATAATAAACCTACTGGAAAAACAGAATTTGAAATTATTAAAGAAATGTACCCTTTTCTTGATGATGAGGAAATTAGAAAATCTTTAGGTGAAGTATCGATAGTTATAAACGAAGGTACAGAAAAAATAAAAGAAGATTGGGAAAAGTCAATGACGGCAATGCAAGAATTACAACAACAAGTAATTGATGGGTTGTCATCAGGAATTGGAGATGCCTTTGCAAGTGCAATTGTAGATGGTGAAAATTTTGGTGAATCTATGATTAATGTTTTTAAAAGTATTATGAAACAAATTATTGCAACAATAGTTCAACAACAAGTTTTAAATTCTTTAATGGGTACAACAACAGGTGGTTCAGGAAATATAATTAGTAATCTTTTAGGTAGCATAATACCTGCTAATGATATTGCGTTTGGACCAAGTGCAGGAAGATATATAACAGGACCAGAAGGCACATTTTCATTAAATCCAAATGATTCTATTGTTGCAGGAACAAATTTATTTGGTGGTGGTCAAGGAAGTAAAAACATGACAGTTAATGGGTATATAGATGGAAGTTCAATATTTTTATCTAACACAAGACAAACAAACACAGTAAACAGGTTATCATAAATGGCAGGTATCAAATATCAATGTGAATTTTATAGTAATAATGGTTCAAGATATAGAATGAATTTATATCATGTAGATTATTCAGGAACAACTATTCCTTTTAAAGCAGGACCAGAAGGTTTTCAATTAACATATGAAGGGGAAACAAATTCAGTTTACGAATGTATCAAAGCATCATCATTACAATTTGATTTTGTAGTAGAAGAAGCACCAACATCATCAGGCGATCCAACCACAGGAAATATATATGCTGATTTACTTGCAAACAATGAAGATAAAATGTTTGTTATTGTTCAGCAATACGATTCTGATAATACTGCGTGGCGTAATTTTTGGGGTGGTGATATTATTAATGACACAGTACAAATTGAAGATGCACCATATCCAGTTAGAATTAGGATAAAAGCAACTGATGGAATGGCGAAATTAAAAGAAAAAAAATATGTGCCAGAAACAGGGGGAACTTGGTTAACTGTATTGTATTTTATTCAAGAATGTATTTCACAGACACTTTATTATTCAACATTGTTTCCAAGTTCAGGGGGAACAAGTGTTATTACAATAAGAAACACACCAGATAGATACCATGAAAATATGGGTTCAATAACTGATTCAACTTGGCAAGACACTTATAATCCAATGAAATTATGTATGTTAAATGAAGCAGCATTTGTAAAAAAAGATGGTGTTTATTTTACTTATTATGAAATACTAGAACAGATTTGCACATTGTGGAATTGTCAGTTTTTTTTAAGTTCACTATGGAATGAAGATTTAGGTTGCACATGGTGGTTATTTTCAAGAAACATTTTGTATTATGAAGCAGGTCCTTCAATTTTAACAAGTTGCAGAGTTTTTAAAAATCAAGCCTATGATGCAGCAAACACCGCTTTAAATTTTGCGGAATATAGTGTTCCAAATACATCAGTAAATTACACACCTACATTAGTAAAAACAATTGGTGATACAGACCACCCCAAATTTTCAGGAAACAAAATTACTTATCTTGCACCTTTAGGGTTAATTAAAAATATTTATAATCACGATTTGTTTTCTTATAATTGGAACAGTCCAAGTGCAGGAAGTACAGATATTTGGCATGAATTTGGAAGTTTGCGAAATACTGCCACATCAGGTTTTCAATATTTTACTAACACTTCTTCAGATAGTGGTTCAGGTTTGTCATCACCATATTTTCCAGCAGGAATGGCTTATACAGGTGGCGGTGCTAATAATCAAGGATTATTTATTCCTGTAACAGCAAATCAAGATTGTATTCTCATAACAGGAACAGTAACTTTTTCTTATTTTATGAATATTGATGGAACTGATGCGGTAGGTGCAATTTTAGAATCTTTTATAACCGCAGGATTACAACCAAGTTTTAGTGTAGTCGCACCTTTACAAATTCGTTTTATTACATCTGATAAAACAGGTGAAGATTGGTACGAAGCACAATATCAAAATCCCCCTGTTAATTTAGGTGATAACGAAATAGAATTACATTTAAACGGAGAATTTGGAAATGGTGAAAGTGGAACATGTGGTTGGGCAACTGATGCTGCATCAAGAATAAAAGTTCATTTAGAAGATTTGCCAATATTAGATGGAACACCTAATCAAATTTCAGTTCCGTTTAGTTTTATTAGTGAGCCAGTTCCAACCAGTAATGGTGGAACAACAATAGCAACATTAAAAAGAATGCGTATTAAAGTTCTTGATTGGGCAGATGCGGACATATTTGATTCTGAATTTGCTAGTATTATTGGAAGTGCAATTACTTTTACAGGAAACCCTGCTATTGATTTTACAGATTTTAAAGTAACATCATTTTTATCAGGTTCGGAAATGGGTAATTATTTTTCAACATCAATTGGTCAAATGACTAATTCAAATGGTGATGCTACTTGTGATATGGAAATACAACCAGAATTTTTTATTGGCGATCCACCGCCCTATGTTACAAATACTGATGGTGAATTAGATAGTGTAAATCAAGGTCCTGTATTATATTTAAGTGGTATTAAAATAGTTTCCCCTGCTTCATCAAGTCCAACAACCACACCACCAACCACTAAAGAAAATAACAACAGAAGATGGAGAACGCAAAATGATGGAACATTTTTACCATTAAATGAATTGTTGTCAAGAGAATTAATTAAAAAAAGGTGTTTGCCCTGTTATAAATATGACATATCTTTTGAAAATAAAACCGCAGATGAAACAATTACATTTGCAAATAGTTTAAAGACCGACATGAAATTAAATAGTGGTGAAAGTGCTGATGTTCAAGGGTTTTTCCCTATTGGTGGCACATATACTGCTGCTACTGATTCTTGGAAAATGACAATTGAACAGTTTTCCGTAAACACAACTGCAAATGTAACTAACACCAGTTATTACAATACCAATGAAGAATGGTTTTTAGAAAATCCAAATATTATTACATCACCATATTTTTAAAATGAAAGCAGGAAAATTAAATATACAAGGGGGTAAAAATATAAATGTTGCTAAAAGAAAAGTTGCAAGTGCGAGAGGTTTTATGTTTAATCAACATAATGTCAATATTTCTAGGGAGGGTTTAAGAAATTTGCAACAAAGATTGTGCATAACAGAAACAACTGCTGATATTGCAGGAACAGTAACATCTATTGGAATTAATACAACAGGTTTTGAAATTATAAAAAATGCAGACAAATTAATTATTGTAAATCCTGTAACTGGTGTTGGAAGTGATGTTAATGTAACCGCAGATGTAAAAGGTTCAGATAATTTAATAACAGTTGCATCAGTAGTTCTTTACGCACCTGCTGGTTCTTTTGTAATGTTTCAAGAAGAATTTTTAAATTATTTTGTTAGAGGGGGAACAATAACATACAAAACAACAATTGCAAATGCAGCTTATAAAACTTTGTTTTCAAGTCCTGTAACATTAGTTTCAGGTGTAACAGGATTAGTAATGATTCCTGTAAATTTATTAATTATTACCGATGGATATAGTTCAGATGATGAAGGAAATAATAAAACTTTGTATTGTGGGCATGGAACATCTACTTTAACAGGTAGGTTTTGGGATTCAATATCTAGTTTTAATTATCGTGAAAGAGCAAATACAACTTGGAATATGACAGGCGATACAGGAAAAATTTTTGCTTCAAGTGTTGCAGCAGAGCCAATAAAATTATATTCAAATGGCGATTTTGAAAGTGATGATTTTAGTTTAAAAGTTTATTTAACATACAGAATTGATAGTGCATAAAATGAAAAAAGATATTAGTACATATATATATATAACACTTTTGTTATTGGTTTTAAGTTGTGCAATGGTTTGTTCACAAAGCAATTTCTTTAAATATTCAACTTTTTATGCCACAATGAATACGCAAAGTTCAATGATTGAAGAACAAAATTATGTTGCAATTTCAAAAGGTTACGAAGAAACAACGCAAGTTAATAAACA